AGTCAAGACTATTCTTCAATGGTTAACTTTGCACGTTGTAAATGTTTAGGTGCAAATGTTCTCCGTGGTCCCAAGCAAATTCCTTGGGATGGGAAACTACAGTATGATTATCAACTGTGGATTGACTCGGATATTGTCTTTGACACAAATAAGTTCTGGCAACTTTGTGATCTTGCTCTGAATGAAGATGGCACAGAACGTGAAGTAGTTGCTGGGTGGTATGCTACAGAAGATGGACACACAACTTCTGTCGCACATTGGTTAGAAGAAGATGATTTCCGCAAGAATGGTGGAGTCATGAATCATGAAACTGTGGAATCAATCAGCAAGCGTCGTAAGCCATTCACTGTGGATTACACAGGTTTTGGATGGGTTCTGATTAAGAAGGGTGTTTTTGAAAATCTCGAATATCCTTGGTTTGCACCTAAGATGCAAGTCTTTGAATCAGGAAATGTTCAGGATATGTGTGGTGAGGATGTATCGTTCTGTCTTGATGCTAAGGAAGCTGGTTTTGAGATTTGGTGCGATCCTCGTATTCGTGTTGGTCATGAAAAGACTCGTGTTATCTAATTAAAGGAGAAGTATTATGGCAAAAGGTGGATCTAATAAGACTGTTTTTGAACCTGGTGCACCGAAGAAAACTCGTCAAGGTCGCTCGGCAAGAACTCTTCTCAGTGCAACCTCTCGTAACGGTCGCAAGAAAAGATATCGCGGGCAAGGTAAATAGGAGTAGATGATAATTACTCATGTATCACCTAGATTGTTGCGATGAATGGAATTCAATTCATCCTCAAGATATGTGGGTATATAACAAACTCTTTTTAAATCAATCTCTAGGGCATCTCTGCGGACCTACAGGGTGCCCTGTTCCATATTCTGGATATTATATCGTCCGACCAAGTATTAATTTACTTGGTATGGGGCGATTTTCTCGTTTTGAATGGATTTATAAATCAACAGATAACTTCCACCCTTCCGAATTTTGGTGTGAAATTTTTGAAGGATCACATCTTAGCGTTGATTTTCAAAATAAAAAGTCTCAATTGGTAGTATTAGGGGAAAGAGATGATGATGAACCTTTATACAAATGGAAAAAATGGTCTAAAATAAACTATGAGGTTAAATTTCCAGAGATCCTAAATGATCTAAAAGGAGATTATGAGTGGATAAATTGCGAATTTATTGGAAATAAACTTATAGAAGTTCACTTTAGACGAAATCCTGATTTTAGGTATGGGAATAATGTTGCAATTCCTGTCTGGGATAGTCAAAAATGTGATAAAAATGATAATATGAGGTATGTTACTGATCGAGATTATCTAAGAAAAGGATTTTTTATCGATATTCGGGATAGCAACCCCGTAAAAAGTTCTGATCTAACAAATCAGGAGCAAAAAAATGACTAAACATGTCGATAAAGACCAAAATTATATGAAAAATGAGTGGGGAACAGAGTATTTGTCAAGTGAATATGGTTGGGATAGTAAAATTGAGAAGCAAAAGATGCTTCGTGAGATTGCAAATGATGATATGACACCAAAAAAGCATGATTTTTTCCACCAAAATGAAATTCATTCAAAAATTCGTAATGATGAGGATTATGATGACTGGGAATATGGAACTGAACCACTTTATGAATCCAAAAATCCTTAATAAATAAGGTAGAATTATAATATTAAATGCCTTTACAGAGGGTAAGCCAAGGTTTCAGAGACATTAGTATGACCTTTCAGAGCAATCCTCTGACTGGTGACTTGATTGCGCTTAAAAATGAGAATGCAATCGCAAGATCAATCAGAAACATTGTGTTTACCCTTCCAGGTGAGAAGTTCTTTAACCAAGATTTTGGATCTAAAATTTCTAGAACTCTTTTTGAGAATGTTGATGATATTTCTGCATCAATTATTGTTGATGAAATTAAACAATCAATAATAAATTATGAACCAAGGGTTAGGTTAATTGATGTTCAATCTTTCCCTGATTACGACAATAATGCTTTTGACGTAACAATCATATATGAAATTATTGGAATAGATGTTTCTCCACAAGAATTACAGTTTGTATTGCAACCAACTAGGTAAAAATGCCATTAGTAAATTTTTCTAATCTGGACTTCAACCAGATTAAAACAACACTTAGAGATTATTTGAAATCAAATTCGGATTTCACTGATTATGACTTTGAGGGATCTAATCTCTCAACGATAATTGATGTTTTGGCATATAACACCTATATTACTTCATACAACGCAAGTATGGTTGCGAATGAAGTTTTTATTGATAGTGCAACATTAAGAGAGAATATTGTAAGTCTTGCAAGAAATATTGGATATGTTCCAAGATCAAGAAAAGCAGCAACAGCAACAATAAGTTTTTTTGTAGATACTACTAATTTAACCGTTGCACCACCATCTTCACTTACTCTACATAAAGGAGTGGTTGCAACAACTTCTGGGACGTTTGGAGGACAGTCACTGGTATTCTCCATACTTGATGATATAACAGTTCCAGTTTTTAATGGCATTGCATCCTTTGATGAACTACCCATTTATCAGGGTTCTTTCTTATCATCAAACTTTACTTACAGTTCAAGAAACGTAAATCAAAAATTTATTCTGCCTAATGCTGGAATTGATACTGATTTAATTTCGGTATCTGTCAAAACGAATGAAAATTCAACCTCTTCAGTAAAGTATAAATTGCAAGATAGTTTGTTTGATGTCAAATCAAATTCAAACGTATATTACATACAAGAAATTGAAGATGAAAGATATGAATTACTTTTTGGCGATGGAATTTTTGGAAAGAAACTAGAAGAAGGTAATTATATTACAGCAAATTATATTGTATCTAATGGTGATGGAGGTAATGGTGTAAGTCAATTCTCATTTGCGGGAAGACTTACCTACACAAGAAACGCTATAACATATCCAGTAGAATCTGGAATTTCTCTATTATCTACTGGTCTAATATCTTCAGGTGGCGAAAACATTGAAAGTATAGACTCTATTAAAAAGTATGCACCAAAAATATATGCATCACAAAATAGGGCATTGACATCAGATGATTATGAAACCCTAATACCAACAAGAATTTATCCAGAAACTGAATCTATATCAGTTTTTGGTGGTGAAGAATTGATACCACCACAATATGGTAAAGTTTTCATCAGCATTAAACCAAGATTTGGAGATTTTCTTCCAAATTTAATCAAGGAAAATATAAAATTAAAACTTAAGAAGTATGCTGTAGCAGGAATAGTACCAGAAATACTGGATTTAAAATATCTCTATCTAGAAGTAAATTCAAAAGTTTATTATAATACAAACTCTGCTCCATCTGCAGATAATGTTTCTAGTTTGGTTCAGACAAATGCAACAAAATATGCAGAGTCATCAGAATTAAATAGGTATGGTGCAAGATTTAAGTATAGTAAATTCTTGAAGATTGTTGATGATAGTCATGAATCTGTAACATCGAATATCACAACAATTCAAATGAGGAGAGATTTGAGAGTTGTTTTGAATGCTTTCTCAGAATATCAAATTGGATTTGGCAACGAATTCCATATCAATAGCATGAATGGTTATAATATTAAAACTACAGCATTTAGAGTTGCAGATATTCAACAAAACGTTTATATATCTGATATTCCAGACACAAATAGAGAAACTGGTTCTCTTTTCCTCTTTACATTACCATCCGAAAACTCAAGTTCTCCAACAGTTATTAGAAGAAATATCGGATCAGTCGATTATAAAAAAGGTATTTTGACTATTAATCCAATCAATATACAGGCAGGAAAAGTAAAGGATGGGCAGACAATCATTGAGATATCTGCAGTGCCACATTCGAATGACGTTGTTGGATTGCAGGATTTATATTTGCAACTAGATATTAGTAAGAGTAATTTTGAAATGATTGTGGATAGTATTGCCTCTGGTCTAGATCCATCCGCATCAAATTATATTACTTCATCAAGTTATTCTAATGGTTATTTGGTTCGCCAAACTGGTGAAATAGGTGCAGTATCAGCAACTACTGTTGTTTCAACTTCAACAGGAAGTGCTACAATTCCAAGCACGACAACTGTTACATCCACAACAGGAACATCTAGTGCATTCACAACTGGTACAACTTCTTCAAGGTCTTCCTATTAATAAAAAGTAAGATAGTAAAATGATACAAAAAAGAATTCAGTTTCAGAACATTGTTCAGAATCAACTTCCTTCATATGTTAAGGAAGAATTTCCATTAATAGCAGAATTTTTAAAGCAATATTATCTTGCTCAGGAGTTTCAAGGTGCTCCAGTAGACCTAATTCAGAATATAGATCAATATATTAAATTAAACGAAACTACAAATATAATTGATAGTGTAATTCTAAAAGTAGATTTAGACTATGACGACACAACAATTGAAGTTGACTTAATTCAATCTCCATCTGGAACATCTGGTTTTCCAGATTCATATGGATTATTAAAAATAGGTGATGAGATTATAACTTATAGTGGAAAAACTAACAACACTTTTACTGGTTGTATTAGAGGATTTTCTGGCATAACAGATTATATTTCTGATGATAGCCCAGAGCAACTAGTTTTCTCATCTTCAGAAGCAGATACTCACAATGGTTCTTTGTATGATATCAATAGCGAACTTGTAACTAAAGGATCTGAAATTAAAAATTTAAGTATTCTTTTCTTAAATGAGTTCTTAAGAAAAACTAAGCATCAGTTTTTACCTGGATTTGATAATAGAACTTTATCGTCTGATCTAGACCAAAACATTTTTATCAAACAAGCAAAAGATTTCTACGCTAGTAAAGGAACGGATAGATCTTTTGAAATTTTATTTAAAGCGTTATATAATGAAGATGTAAAAGTTATAAGACCAAGCGAGTATCTACTTACACCGTCCAACGCAAATTATAGAGTAACGAATGATATTGTCGTTGAAGGTCTTATAGGTGATCCATCAAAATTAGAAAATTCTTTTATATTCCAAGATGAGTATGGTTCTTTATTCTCCAAAGCATATGCTCCAATAACCAATATTCAAAAAATAGACTCTGGAGTAGGAAAAACTTTCTATAAACTCAGTTATGATGCTGGATACAATAGAGATATTATTGTAGATGGTTCATTGTATGGTGGATTTAAAGTACATCCAAAGACAAAAATAATTGGAAGAGTATCTGCTGGTGCCACAGTACTTGATGTTGATTCCACAGTCGGTTTTGGAACTTTTGGAGAACTTTCTGTAAGATATAATGATACTACAACTGGTATAGTATCATATACTTCAAAGTCTTCAACTCAGTTCTATGGATGCTCTGGTATATCTGGAATAATTCTTGATGCAGAAGAAGTTGGCATAAACACGTATGCATATGGAAGATATTATTCTTATGAAAATGTAGGTACTTCTTCAACCATTAGAATTGAAAATATTGTTACTCTAAGAATTAATTCAGTTCTGTCTGGATTTGAGTATGACAAAGATTCTTATTATTACACACCAAACGATACAGTAGTTATAAAAACTTTAGGATCATCCGCAAAGGACTTTTTATCCAAAAATTGGTTTTATAATGTATCATCGAAACATGCAGTAAAATCGAATGGTTTAACCCTTCTTAATACTGCAAATAATACTTATAGAATAGATTTAAAAACAAATCATTATTTTAAAGTTGGTGACGTTATATCAATTATCGAAGGAAAAGTTGAAAGAGAAACTGCAGTAATAGAATCAATAATTTCCAATTCATCTTTCCGTGCAATACTTGGAAGTAAATTCTCATTATCTTTGACACAGGATTACAAAGTAAAGAGAAAAATACTAAAGGGACAATCAAATACATTTAATCTCAACGATTATTCATCTAATGTTCAAAATGTATATACTAGTTCCTCAGAAACTGGAAATAAAGCAAGAGATATTTTAGTTTCTTCACCATCAATACCATATTATCCATCTCAACCATTAGACGCAACTGACAGAAGTGTTACTTTCTCCGGAACATTTACTGCAAATGCAAATGGAACTCAGTTAAGTATTCCAAATCACAATTTTTATACTGGAGATGCTGTTTATTTTATTCCAGAAAAAGTAGTAAACCAATATACAAATCTTTCCGGAATTTCAAGCACGGGTCTTATTGTAAATTCAAGCATATTCTCTGATGACAATTTTGTTGTCAGTGGAATAGTTAATGGAGAAGAAGTTTTTAACAGAATTCCTACAAATGAAAAACTTTACTTCATTAAAAAAATTGATAAAGATACTATAAAACTTGCTAGAAGTAGAGATGATATATTCAATTCAAAATTTATAGACATTGGTTTAGATAAAACTGTAACTAATAATAAACTTGTCCCTTATAATTTTAGATTAAAAACTTTAGAACCACAAAAGATTCTAAGAGAGATATCTGAACCAAATGTTGATGGAAAATTATATAAAACAGAACCAGGATTGAATGGAATTTTGGTCAATGGAACTGAAATTCTCAATTACAAATCGACAGACTTGGTTAGATATGGAAGAATAGATGATATTGAAATTGTTTCTCCTGGAACTGATTATGATGTTATAAATCCACCATTAATCAACATAAGTGATAGTGTAGGAACTGGTGCAACTGGTTATGTATCTGTATCTGGTTCTTTGGATCAAATAAGAATATTAGATCCAGGATTTGACTATCAAGAGATTCCTACAGTTAGTATTTCTGGTGGAAATGGTTCTGGTGCTGACGTTTCTGTTAATATGAAACTGGTTGAGCACTCTGCAACGTTCTTCTCCGATGCTGGATCTAAAAAAGTTTCTATAGGAGCATCTCTATCTACTATTGGATTTAGTACTGCCCATAGATTTAGAAACGCTGAGCAAGTTACATATCTCTCAAGTAATCAAACTGAAGTTGGTGGATTAACAAACAGCGCATCTTACTTTGTAAATGTTATTGATTCTCTGACTGTAAAATTACACAAAACTCAATCAGATGCTATATCTGGAATAAACACTGTATTTTTAACTTCTTTTGGTGTAGGTAAGCAACAATTAAAATCATATAAGAATAAATCTGTAGTTGAATCTATCAATGTTATTGATAGTGGATTCAATTATGAAAATAAACAAAGATCTACCAGTTCAGCATCTGGGATAAGCACTTCTCTTGGACAAATATCAATTGAAAATCATGGATATAACTCGGGGGAGATTGTAAGATATGTTGGCGTTTTAACCACTTCCGATACACCTATTGGCGGAATTAGTACAAACACAGATTATTATGTTACAAAGATTGACGACCATACAATTGCATTATCATCTGTTGGCTTAGGAACAACTAGTTCTGATTTCTATTACAGAACAAAGCAATATATCAATTTAACTTCTGTTGGAAGTGGAGTGCATTTATTCAATTATCAACCAATAACTGTTAGCATCTCTGGAGCATGTCAGTCCGAAGCAAGTATTCAACCAATCTTTAGAGGAACTTTAACCTCCGTTCATTTGGTCAATAAAGGTGTTGGATATGGTTCATCAGAAATTATAAATTTAAACAGAGAACCTTCAATAACATTAAGAAGTGGCAAGAATGCACAACTATATCCAATAATAAATGATGGAAAGATTGTAGAAGTATTGGTTTCCAATTCTGGTGTTTTATATAATTCTCCACCAGACTTAATTATTTCTGGTGATGGTGTTGGCGCAGTAGTAACACCTGTAATGAATGGTTCTATATTACAATCCATCAAGGTCGTAGAAAGTGGTGTTGGATATTTACAATCAACAACTTCTATAAGAGTTGCTTCTTCTGGAACGGGTGCATCTTTCAAAGCAAATATTCAAAGTTGGAGAGTAAATCTATTCCAAAAATACTTCAATACCTTCACTCCAGATGATGGTGTTATTTGTGAAGGAATTAATATTAAATTTGGATTGCAATATTCGCATCTGTATGCTCCAAGAGCACTTAGAGATTTACTTTATTCTGTAGATCAAACTGGAAAAGTTTTATTTGGACAAAAAGATCTTCCTTTTGTAAATGGAAAAGAATCATCACCAATTAACCATTCTCCAATAATTGGATGGTCTTATGATGGTCATCCAATATATGGACCATATGGTTATGTAAGTAAATCTGGCGGTATTGTTGCTCAAATGAGGTCTGCTTATGTTGAAGAAGCAGATAAAAAAGAAAACAGACCACCAATTGGTGATGGTCAGGGACAATTTCCTGCAGGATTCTTTGTTGAGGACTTTACTTATAAAAAATCAATAGATGAAACTGTCCTTGATGAAAATAATGGAAGATTCTGTGTTACGCCAGAGTTTCCAAAAGGAACTTACGCATACTTTGCAACTATTAACACAGTATCCGTAGATTCTGCTCCACCTTTTGCCAATTATAAGAGACCAGTTTTCCCATACTTAATTGGTGACAATTTCAAAGGAATTCCTAATAAATTTAATTATAATTATGATTCTAATCAAGATGATTTTGACCTAAACTCCACAGATTGGTTTAGAAACACAGAGCCATATAATTTATTAAATGATGACGTAAGTTATGACTATGTTTCGTTGCCAAATAAACTAAATCAAACTGTTGATATTACTGCAGTTTCTCCAGGATTTGTTAATGGAGTTGGAATTGTAACTGGTGGAAATAACTACAAAATCGGTGATAATGTTGTATTCAATAATATTGAAACAGGTGGAGATGGTGCTGTAGCGAAAGTGACAAGGGTTCTTGGCAAATCTGTTAATAGTGTAAGTGTAGCAACTAGTTCAATATTTAATGTCAGTATAGTCCCAGTAGATAATAGAGGTTCTTACACAGTTATTTGTGATAATCCCCACAAATTCCAAAAATTTGATGTTGTCAATATTACGGGACTTTCCACAAGTTCCTCTAAAATTGAAGGTTCTCATCAAATAGGAATTGGTTCAACTGCAGTATTTTCTGTAATTGGTGTAGGAACTGCTTCTTCCGGTATTGGAACAGTTGGCGCTACTGGAATTGTTACTTATTTTAATGTATCGGGTAGATTTGGTGATATTAGAGAAAATGATATACTTGGAATTGGAACAGAGAGAGTTAGAGTTTTAAATATTGATCAAAAAAATTATAGAATAAGAGTTTTGAGATCCGTGGATAATACTGTGGGTTCTTCTCATTCAGTAACAACGGTAGTTTATAAGGATCCAAGAACATTCTCAATAAACGTTGGTTATTCTACAAACTATCAATACAAAGAAAACAAAGAAATATATTTCAATCCAATAGAAAACGTTGGTCTTGGAACAGAAAGTGGTGTTGGAATTGGAACTACTATTTACCTATCAAATCCCGGAACAGGGATAACAGCAATCTACATTCCAACAAAATCAATTTATATTAAAAACCACAATCTAAACACTGGAGATCAATTAACATATTCACCAAATGGTGGAAGTGGATTGATTGTCCAGGAATCGAATGTTGGTTCTGCAACCACTCTATCAGATCAACAAACACTATTTGTTGCAAAAATAGATGAGGACCTTATTGGACTTGCTACTGTTAGAGTTGGATTGGGAACAACTGGAACTTTTGTTGGAATTGCTAGCACGGTGAGATCTTCCACAACCCTATTCTTCAGTGGAGTTGGAACAGGAGTATATCATAGTTTTAAAACAAACTATTCAGTTATTACTGGAGAAGTTAATAGAAATATTGTAACTGTTTCTACAGCACAAACTCATGGTTTAAAAACTGGACATGGTGTTTTTGTGGATGTAAATCCATCTATAGCATCAACTTTTGTAGTCAGATATGACGATTATAATAGAAGAGTTTTGTTTGATCCTCAAACTTTTACCTCTTCTGGAGTCAATACTACTACAAATACAATAACAATCTCTTCTCACGGATTCAAAACAGGTCAAAAAGTTTTACATACGTCATCAAGTCCTGCTGGTGGATTGGAAGATGAAAAACTATACTTCATTGTTAAAATTGATAATAATAATTTTAGATTATCAAACACTCGTTATGACTCCACTCAGTTAAAACCGTCAATAGTAGGTATTTCAAGTACTTCTGGTGGAACTATATCTCTAATCAATCCACCAATTGATGTTTATAGAGATTCTTCAGTTATTTTTGATTTATCGGATACATCCCTATCATACACAAATCAAGGAACAAAGTATCCAGCGTTTGAACTTGATTTCTATTTGGATGAAAATTTTGCTAATAAGTATGATAAAAATAAAGAAAGTTTAGTATTTGAAGTTGTAAGAAGTGGCGCTGTTGGTATTGATACTAATGCAAGAGTAACACTTGCTATAAACAAAGATACTCCTCAGGTTCTATATTACAAACTAAATCCATTAGCAGATGCTACATCTGTAAAGAAAGAAGTTAAAATTGAT